TGCATAAGCTTGATTATTCGCATCATTCTAAATTGGTTCATTTGTCCTGGTAATTAAAATGTGAATTCTTGTTGATCAACTGGAACATTAAAATCTTGTCTTTCCAAATAGTCCATGTAAAGTTCAAGATTGAAGCTGCCGCCTTTGTCGCCCTCGCATGATTGTTCGCGCCACCAATTCATTTTTCGTTTCAATGAAAAGGTTGTTTGTGTGAATTGATTTTCTGTGGTCGCAAATTGCGACTTAATTGATTTTTTCATTTCTTTATTTTTAGTATTCATTAAAATATTCGTCGTCAAGTTCTTTACTTTCCAACCATTCATCCAATCCATAATTGTTCACATCTTCAAGAACAACATCTTCAATCGCCGATTTCACTTCGCGCATTTCTTCAATGCTTGGAAAGTACGGATGACAAATTCCATTGATCCATTGTTCACAATTTTCCGCGTACACGTCAATTTTTGTTTCTTGTGTTTCTTGATTGTGACTGGAAAATTCCCAGGTGAAAAAAAGACAAAATTCAATCTTGTCAATTTGATAATATAAAGAAAGATTATTTTCATCAATCCATTCTATTTCTTCGATGTTCATTGGTTCAAATTTTTAGCAAAGTTAAATCCATTAGTTCGCGCCTTGTCGGTTTGCTCGTCTTCGTATTTCAAAGCTTGATTCATTATTGAATCAATCCATTGATAATTATTCGTGTAAAATGCGGAATAATTCGGTATTGTTTCAAGTTCTTTTCGCAGCCATTCAACCGCCGTTTGTTCTTCGTTCATGTTGTTTTGTTTTATAAATTATTTTCAAATCTACGGAGTTATTTTATATCTACAAAACTTTATCAACATTTTTTTTAATAAATGCACAAATTTAGAATGATTCTAAATAAGGAAATGGACACAATAAGCGCTCATGTATAGAAAAGTCGATAATTTGAACATAAGATTTAAGGTTATTGCCTTAAAAATGCGGACAAAAATAAGGGTATTGCCTGAATAACGTTAAATAAAATTAGCAAAAGACGGTTGTTTTGTAAATTATAATGTAAAATTTCGTCACTAAATCGGATATATTCCGTTTATGGTGGAAAAATGTCGCATATATTAGCCAAATTTGCGACAAAAGGCCATAAATGACTAATATATTAATCAAAAGATATGCGTCAACCTGGCCACTTGGCCGAATTCTTTGTGATGAATGAATCCTTCGACCGCTTTAATTGAAAGATAGCCTTTTTTGTGATGCCAAGAATCCGTTCCGGACGGCGACCGCAATGATTCAACGGTGATTCCGATGTAATCTTTTGACGATTTGTGGTGAATGTGATGCGTATAAACGTACCGATGTTTTGATTGTGACCATTGCATTGGAAATTCAGCAGCCATTAACAAAGGAAGATCTTGTTGCTTTGCGCCGTCGCCGTGTGTCGTTCCGATCAAGTTCTTTCCATACAAAAAACCTTTTCGATGAGCAATCGAACAATCGAAAGTAATGTTCTTCGAATCCTTGAACCAGGTTTGAATGACATCGGCCAAGAAAAAACCGGACATGTAATCGTGATTCGACGGATTGAAAGTGAAATGGACGTCCGCGATTGGCAAAAGCATTTCAAGAATTTCGACGTACAATTTCTTTGCGGTTAAAAAGTTCGAATACCAATTTCCGTCGGTGTCTTGCGGTGTTCCGCCGGTTGTCGTCCGGTTCGGCGTGTCAACATGAAGAATGTCATTGCCACCGATGAAAAGAATCTTGTCGATGTTGAATCCTTTCGCCTTGTTAATGATTCCTTGAACGCCTTCGCGTACTCGTTTGACGGCCATCTGGCAATTGTAATCTTCGCCGGTTTCGAAAGCTTCGACCAGTTTGCCGATGTGGATGTCCGCCGGATCAATGACCAACAAATGACCTTCAATGACTTCGTCGCGTTCAATTGGAATGTATTTCGGAATGTAGTTCGAAATCGAATCAATGATTTCTTGTTTCATCGTTTCAAATCCTTGTTGATCTTCGGTCTTGAAATTTGGATTCTTAAAAAATAGCGATGCGGTTTTATTCTTGATCCAACCATGTTTGACGTTCTTTTCGTCAAGGCCGAATTGTTCGGATTCGCGTTTTATCGCGCGATATTTTTCCAGAACTTCCGCTTCGTCCGGTTTTAATCGCGGTCTATATTTGCTCGTCAAACTATTCGTGTAAATTTATCAATGATTCGCAAAACAAAAAAGGTTGCGAACCCGGCCAAAAAACCCCAAAAAAACAAACTCCAATTGGTTTTTCGTTTTTCTTGTTGAATTTCTTTGCGCTTTTCTTTGCTATCTTTGTAAATGTATTTGTATTTCAAAACGTCTTGTTTTACCAGTTGCGTTTTGTATTTATATTCGATCCTGGTTTGCCATTTCGTTTTGGGAATATACACGTTCTTAAAAAACACTACGGAATCGACTCGTTTAAGTATCTTTTCGTATCGTAACGTATCATTGACATAATAAGCAATCGAATCAATGGTTGCAATTCGAATCGTGTCGCTATCTTGAACAAGCTTCAAGCCATGCTTTAAGGCCTTTTTGTAATGGTATTGCGCCAATCGTTCACTTGAACAAGCAAACATCGTCAAAACGCTTAAAAATGCGATTAGTTTCTTCATAAGTTTTGCAGCATTTCAATCATTCGTGGACATGGGTAAATGTCGGATTTGTCGTGACGAACTGAATTGTGTGTGAAGATTCCGTTTTCACCTCGCAAAGCGCGCTTGTCGATGTCAAAAATTGAATTGTTGTATTCCTTCGAAATTCCGTAAGTGTCGCATAAATAGACAAGCAATTGACGCGTTGATTCAATTTGTTCGTCGGTGTATCGCTGCCAAAAAATGTGACCTTTGTATTTTCCGTTCAATTCGGTAACTTGCGATCGGTCAACTTTGCCACCAATGTAATTGATGAAATTTCCGTTTTGCTTTTTTAGCGGCCCGAAATTGCATATTTCAATACCGATTGATATTTTATCTAAACTTTGATAATTAACGCCTTTTTCGGCGAAAACTTCCGGTTTCAACCCCAGGTGATAAGCCCAATGCTTTGACGAAAACAATTGAACGATTGTTCCCTTTTCACCGATCACGAATGCCGTCGCAACTCTTTCTTGTTTTTGTTGAAAGTATTTTGCAACCGCGATTGGATTGCCACCGCCGGCCGTATGGTGAAGATAGATTTGTTTCTTTTCGTGAACGTCTTGAAAAAATTGGTCGTTAGATAGACGGTGTTGAACTATCTTGGTTTGATCTAATTCCATTGATGTCGGTTTTAATTTCTTTTGCCCTGGCGAATAAATTTTTCATTGATTTCCAAATATCAATTCCTTTGACCGCTTTATAATTCTCATTAATTGAAATCACTTCGATTGAAACAAGAACCAATGATAAAATTTTCGTCAACATTAATGGAACGGAAAAGAATTTCATGATAATATCATTTAAGATCCAAAAGTCAATCAAGTAAAAACCAATGACGGCAATTTCGTATAAAAATAATTTTGAAATAACCGCCGATAATTTTCGCGACGTAATCGGCAACTTTAATTTTTTAGCTTTCCAAAGTCCGGTCAAGGTGTCAACAAAAATTGCGAATCCAATCAAGAACAAAATGCCTGAAATCGGCAAAAAGAACGAACCAACAACCGCCAATAATTTTGGAAAGGATAAACGAATATTCGTTAATAATATAAATAATTGTATTTTCATCGATTGTCAAATTGTTGCGCCAATTGGTGAGTCAAAAACAAGCCAAGCGCGACGCCGCCAAGCTTCAAAAATAAAGCGCCTTCGAAATACATTGCGATTGCCGTCAAATAAGCGGAAACAAAAAACATGACGGACAATGATCTAAGATGCTTATTCATACTTTATTATGTTTAATTGTTCTCAAAATCGTAATTGTCGTATGGTATTTGACACCAATTTTCTTCATCGTAAATGTTGACGGACATGTTCATCGTCCAACCGGCCGTAACGTCGTGCGATCGGTTGATA